GCGATTGGTCCGCGACACCGCGGTAGGTGAAGCTGGCCGGCACCGTGTAGGTCGCCGACTCGGGGATGCTTGGGCCTTGGTCAACTGGCTCGGTGACCATTCCCTCGAAGCCGTTGCGGCTGAGCTTGGAATCGACATGGAACAGGGCGCTGAGCTCATCTACCAGCGATTCGGCGGTCGCCATGGCCTGGCCCGCCGGGCAGGTGATACTGACTTGGTAGATTCCTGTGTACTCGTAGGCCTCGCCACCCAAGTAACGGCAGGTGGTTGCCCCAGGCAACTGGTAAACCTGCAGGTATGTTTCTCCCGGCAAGGCCTCGAAACCCTGCTCGAAGTTCGCGACCCGGATCGGGCGCCCCGCTGCCCAGGCCATCAGCTTTATCTCGATGGCCTGACGGGCTCGTGCATGGCTCATACGCTGTTCTTCCTGATGGCTTCGTCGACGACGCGTTGGAAGTTGGCCAGGGTCACCCTGACCATGCCGGCCGGCGCCTGCGTTGAATGTCCGTACTCGAGCGGAATGGCGTACGGCAGGTTATTCACGATGTACGCCGTCTGGCCGATGGTCAGCGCCTGTACCTGGGTGATGAGCGCCGTAATGGCTTCGCTGCCCGACTGGTCGATACGGTCGAGTTCTTCGGTCGCCGGAGAATCGATGGAGAATTGCCAGTTACCCCGGAACCTGCCGCCGACATAGCCCTGGCCAGCGACAAGGCCATTGGTGGCGAAATTCTGCACACGCTCGGCCTTGGTCAGGGGCTTGGCGTACTTCACCCCCTTGCGCAGCTTGCCGGCCTTGGTGAAGTTGTCCTGGTTCAGGTTGATCAGGGTGTTGCGGACCGCGACCTTGAAGTCGTAGTCATCGGCGGCTCTGGTTGCCTTGGCCCGATGGGCCACGTTGGCCGCCCATATCTCAGGATTGCCTACCGGCGACATACGGATAACGCTGCTGCCGATCTCGATCACGATCTCGCGGAAGGTCGCGTCCAGGGCTTGCTCCGCCTGCTCGGCGAATGCCCGGATAGCCTCAGCGAAGCCGCCCTGCTGGCCACCGTATCGCTGGGCCATGTGTGAGCCGCGCGCCATATCACTTCCTCAGCTGGACGGTCCAAGTCGCCTGGGCCGGGTCCTCGGACACATTGAGTGCGCGGTAGCCGCTCACTTGGTCTCCGATCTTGGGCGTCGCCGGGACATCGGTGACAGCGCCAGCCTGCCCCTCGAACAGTTCGTTCTGAAGCAACAGCAGCTTCACGTCCTCGGTCTGGACGCGCGAACCATCGATTTCCTTGGCCAGGTAGCTGCCAAACACGCCGCGGCCGGCGTAGTAGATAGTCGAGGCCGGGACGGTGCCGCCAATCGCGGGGTCATACCCACCCTTCACGACACGAGATCCGGCCACCGGCTTCACCGCATCGGCCAGGCCGTCCGGATCATCGAACGCTTCCGCCAGATCGGCCTGGATTTCTTCGCGCATACCCATGGGTCAGATCCTCTTGAGCATTACTGTGCCGGCGCGGCGGGTCCAAGGTGCGATAAGGTCGAGAGCGAAGTTCTCGCCGGTCGAGCGATCAACAGACCCCGCGACGTAGGTCTTACTTGTCGAGGTGCCAGCCTGGGCGGACACGGTCTTGCTTTGCACCTCACGCTGGGTGTCCTTATAAAGCTTGCCGGCTGCCGCCAGCTTGGCCACCTGCGCGCCAGCACTCACGATGGCGTCTGGCACGGGGTCTGGCACCGGTCGCTTGATCTTGGCCGTGAGCCAAGCATTGGCCATGGCCACGGCAAGGACCGCATCACCGGTGCCGGCCCAGCCCTGCCCGAGCTTCTGGTCAACATCAGCAACAGTGATGAAGTCGGTCATGGCTTATTCCTTCGACGGGATCAGTGCCTGCAGCTCGGGCTTGTTGAGAGCGGGATCGAAGGTGATGCCCTGGGCCGTCAGCCACTCTTTGAGCTCCGGAACCTTCATCTTGTGAGGATCGGTCTCGGGATCGCCACCACCCTCCTCCTCCTCAATCGCCTTGTCGATTTCCGCTTGGCTGCTGACCGAGGCGTAGCCGTTCGGTGGGTAGGCCGACGCCTTGTAACCCTCTCCCACCCACTGAGCGACGGTAGGGCCATCCAGGCGCAGACCTTCCTCGATCTCGCTCACGCTGATGCCCTGGCGCTGGTAGGCCTCGCCGATTTGCGGGGCATCGCCCTGAACGGAAACCGAGGTAGCGCCGTCGATCACGCCGAAGAACTGATCCAGGCGGCGATAGCAGGTGCCTCGCTCGCTGCCGGGGGTGTTGGTGTAGATGACTTTCATGCTGATCTCCTGCGCAGGGCGCCAGGCCGGCGCCCCGCATCATCAGGTCAAGGGGTGGCGGTGCCGCTGATGACCGCGGCGAAAGGAACCTGCTTGCGGTCGAATACACGCTCCCAGTTCGCAGCGCTGGCGTACTGCGTGGCAGTCGGGCTGAGGTTTTGGCTGTTGCTGCCTTTCCAGCTGAAGCCGGCCGGTTGCAGGATGTAGGTCTTGCGCTCCCACAGGACTTCTGCGCCGCCGCCGTTACCGCCATCCGGCTTGCGCTGCATCTCGACCGGCATGTGCGGGCTACCCTCGCCGTAGCCGAATGCGCCCTGGCCGAAGAACAGCGACAGGTACTGGCCTGGCGCATAGGTAAGAGCGTCATCCATGAACACCGGCTTGCCCAGGTAGGTGGCCAGGATGATCTTGCCCTGCGAGTCGCGCAGGTACTCGATCATGTCCTGCTTCACCATCTGGTTCATCACGATCGAGTGCACACCGATCGCGGCGAACATGTCGGCGGCGTCACCAGCGGTGAAGGCAGCGTCTTGGAAGGCGTTTGCGCTGATCGATGCGCCGGCATCTTTGACCATGTCGCCGCCGTTGTTGGCGATATTGGACGCGATCACGCCGCGGGCCGCCCCCATCAGGTAGCGCTGCCATTGGCGGGTCCAGTAGGTGCCGAAGCGGTTGCGGATGTGCTGCATCGGCTCGGAGTTGGCCAGCTCAGCAGTCAGGTCGGATACGCCATAGCCCTTGTTGAGGTACAGGGTGCGGGCGCGCATGCTGCCCTGCTCGGCCTTGCCGACGGCGCCCAGGTCATCAGGGTCATCGTTGGAGATGTTCGGCGCCTCATCGGCGTCGAGATCCTGCCAGTAGCTGATCTCGGAAGTGCCTTGGCCGTTCTTGGCGATGCCGTCCAGAGTCGCGGAACGGGTGATGATGCCCGACTCATAAACGGCGGTCTTCTCTGGGGAGTTCACCGGCTCCAGAGTGCCGTAGTAGTCGGCAACGAAAATGTCCGACAGTTGGGTAGATGCCATGGGTTAGGTTCCTCGGGTGGCTTGGAGTTTCTTGAATGCTTCGGGGTTGTCACGAGCCATCGCAGCGCGCTCGGTCTCGGTGTACTCACCCCATTTCTTCGTGGCCTTGCCACCGTTGTCGCCGGTCTGCCCGGCACCCTGAGCCCTTGGCCACAGGTGGGTAGCGGTTTCGCGCAGCGATTCCGCCCATTCGAGAGGAGACAGCGGGGTCTTGCCGTCCTTCCCGTACACGACTTCGCCGGCACGGTCAGTGGCAACGGGCTCGCCGTCTTCGCCCAGTTTGAAGGTGCCGCGGGCGCGGAGGATGATGTCCTCGGCAGCCTCTGGCAGCGCGCCGGCCTTGATGGCAGCAGCACGGATGGAGTCAGCCAGAACCTTGTCGCTGTACTTCGCAGCAAAGGCTTCGGCCTTGTCGGCACGCTCGTTGGCAGCCTTGACCTGCTTGTCCAGGTCAGTGCGCAGGCGCTCGGTGCGGCGGTTGATGACCTCGTCCAGCTTGCCCTCGGCGATCAGCTTGGTCTCTTCGTCCTGGCCGGCCTTGGCCAGCAGACCCTTGACCGCCTCGAGGTCTAAGCCATCGAACTGACCTTTCAGCTTGTCCAGCTCGGTCTTGATGGCCTTGTTGGAGCCGATCAGCTCGGTGTTTTTGGACTTGAGGCCTGAGACCTCGCCGTCCAGAAATTTCTGTACCTCGCCGCCCAGCGCTGCCTTCAGTGCGGCGGTTTGGGTTTCGTCGAGGGTGAGGCCATGGGCGGCCGGGTCGAAGTCAAAAGGCATGTGGGTATCCCCTGGGGACTGGATAGGCCCGCCTGGCGGGCATGAAAAAGCCCCGCTACTGCGAAGCCTGAAGGTCGCGCCACGAAATAGTGGCTATTCGTTTTGTGGCGCGGATCAGCTGATGCCGGCCCTGTCGAACGCCAACGGCTCCAGCTCTTTGAGTTGGTCGAGCGTCAGCGGCTTGAAGTTCTTGTCTAGCTGCAGCGCGGCGAAGCGCTCGGCAGTCAGGCCGCCCTCGCGAAACAGCTTGCCGCGCACCGGCCCCAGCGCGGCGTCTTGGAAGGCCGTTGGCTGCGTTGTGAGCCACTGGTAGTAGCTGAGGCTTGCAGAGACCTGACCGCCGCCATCCGCGCCCACTGCTGCCCTCGTGGCGCCCTGTCCGAACAGCGCCGACAGTCTGGTAATCGGCGTGATGGTGGTTCGACAGTGAATGTGGAACGGCGGCACTGGCCCCTTGCCCATCTCGTACTCGCGCCCATCCAGGCTCCGGCACTGCACGCTGGTCTTCCGATCCAGGGTGGCAACGATCCGATAGCCCGGTACCACCTCGGCATTGGCCCTGAGTGTTTCCATGCGCGCCGTGGTGGCCACATGCTGGACTGCGGTCTGGACAACTGCCCGGGCGCTTCGGTTCGTGACCGCCAGCACGCCGTCCGTGAAGTTCTGCGCGGCGGTGCCGCGTATGGCCTGTGTGATCTCGGCGTTGGTCTGGCCCTGCACGACACCCATCCGGATGGCGTTGGTTACCCGGTCCGACTCGGTACGCGTCCACCCGCTCAGGAAAGGCTTCAGCAGCTTGCCGCCATCTACGCCAGCCACCTGTAGGGGCTGCGTGTTGATCGCCGCCCTGAGCAGGGAGTCTGCAGGCATAACCGCATCGATCAGCAGCGCCTTGGCCAGGCTACGGCCCTCGAATGCGGCCTCGTACTGCGCGATGTCCACCAGGTCAGATTGCATCCGGTCGCTGAAGGCCTTGTAGATCTCCAGCAGCTTGCCCCCTACCCGTCCCAGGAACTCTTCCAGCCGGCTCCTGCCGTAGGTGGTCAGTTCCTTGCGGGTGAGCTGGTCACGGATATGGCTGTCAGCCCGGCGCAGGTAGGTTTCGAACTTCTTGACCTCACCGGCTTTGAGCCGCTCAAGCAGTACCGAGTGGCGGCTTATCTGCTCCAGCAGCTTCTCGTCCGCTGCCTGCTCCGGTTTCGTCGCCATCGTCTGTGTCCAAGTTGACGCCGCCCGCGCCCTGGTCGTCGCCGATCAGCTCGGACTCTTCGTCGTATGGGTGCTCGGGCAGCTTGCCAGTGGTGAGGTACTGCCAGTAGGTCTCGGCGCTGATGGTGCCGGCCATTACGCTCTTCTGCAGCTCGGCCAGGACCTGCGCATCGACCTCAGGGATCACGAACTCAGGCTTGACGGTGAAGACCACGTCATCCGGGTTGTACCCTGTCCACTCCGCTGCATAACGCAGGGCTTGCTCGATGGCCTCCGCCGCAGTGATGACGATGCTGTGCAATGTGGCGTGCTGATCGTTCTGGCGGGTCTTGCGGGCCTCTCCCGACTCAGTGCCCGAGACGTCCATGACCTTGGCGCCAGCTTCAAGCGCGGCGTTTTTCTGGTCTTCCATCGCCGTGCGCACGGCCTGGATGCCGGCGCCCTGGAACTCCAGATAGCCGCACGAGCCGCTTGGCCCCAGATCCCATGCCGCCGACGGACCGGTCACGCTGAGCTCAACGCTCTCGTCCAGGCCGGACACCCATGGCTGCGGGTGGCTGGTCTGGTGCAGCGCGGTGAAGTAGTCGGCGCTCAGCTGATAGGACTTCAGCGCGGCCCGGGCCATGGTCAGGAGCGGGATCTCGTCCACGTCGGGCGAGTTGTCGGTGGAGCCGCAGTAGATGACCGGGATGTAGTCCAGACCGCGCACCAGGTTGTTGCTGCCGTCGACCGTGCCCAGCGGCCGGTCGTCCTCGATCAGCTCGCCGGCCTCGTTGCGCACGCCCGTGCGGCAGACCGCGCCGTCCATGTAGAACTCGCGGTACACCGTCTCGCACTCGTGGCTGTAGCGGTCCTGCTCCTTGCGCCTGAATTCGCGGAACACTGACAACACTAGGTCCTGGCGGCCGCCTTGGTCGGCAGTGTCCCAGTTGATTGCATTGCGGACCGCATACGTGGCGAAGTACGGCTGGCCCTTGTCATCGATGTTGACCACCAGCGGCACCCGGCCGTGGGAAATGGCCTGGCGCACGATCCGCAGGAACAGCTGGCTAAGGCCGAAGCCATCGGCCGTGGCGTTGTCCTCCAGCCCCTTCAGGCCCGCGGGCAGCTTTACCTCGGGTATCAGCCGCGAGACCAGGCCCATCATCGAGCGCAGCGAATCCCGTACCCAGTGCTCGTACTGGGCCCGGTCGGTGTAGTTCCGGTAAAGGTAGGCATTGCCGGCGCCGTCCAGCTTTTCGGCTTCTGTCATGCCGCTCGGCTTAGGCAGGTTACGCGGACTGCGCTTAATAGCGCCCTCGCCCTCCAGGGCGTCGTCCATCATCCGCCACTCTTCAATGTGAGCGTCGTAGTCTGGGTTGGTGGATTGAACAGGCATTACGCCAAACCTCCGATGCGGCGGACACCGCCTGTGCGTTTACGTCGCGCCATGGCAACGGCGAAATAGCGGAACCCGTCAGCCGGGTGCGAGGACCAGTCGTGAAGCGGTTTGTCCTTCCAGCACCCACGCTTGTCGTCCCACTCCTTGCGGTAGCTTTCCAGAGCCGTGATCCCCTCACCGCACTTGGCCTCGTCGAAGGCGCAGTTGGGCAGGATCTCGCGCGCCTGCTCGATGCCTTCATCAACGCCGAGCTTGGGCACCACTTGGAAGGTCATGCGGTACTTCTCACCGTCGATCTCGTAGCCCTCGCGCGCGAGTTCGCGCCGGGTCTTGCCGTCGCTACCAAACTCGCGGTTATCGATGTCGTGTGGGCCCCAGTGCTCGCCGTAGGTGTATCCGCGATCCTTCAGCACCTTCATGTAGTGCCGCAGGCCTTCGCCGCTGTTCTGGTAGAAATCAATGACGTGGTATTCCTCGCCGACGATCCGGACGAACCAGATGGCCGTGGAGTCGCCCACACCGATGTCCCAGAAGGTGTGCACCGGTAGGTGGATGTTGTCTGGAAGCTTGCCGATGCGTTGGGCGGCGTAGAGCTTGGTGAACTGCTTGGCGTAGTAGGCGCCCTCGATCGTCTGCTGGAATGCCTCGGCAGGAATCGACGGGTACTCGCGCTTCATGTCGTCGCCGAGGGTCTTTTCCTTGGCGGTGTACCAGGCGCGCTGGCCCGGGTTGGTGACGATGCCGTGCTTAGCAGCCAGGTCGTCGAAGTACTTGGTCAGGCGATCCGGTATCGTGACGTCGGTAGGGTCCAGCCAATACAGCGGATTGCGCCACCAGCTGAAGAAGAAGAACTTCCAGTCCAGCAGGCCCAGGGGCACGCCGGCCAGTTGCTGCTTCTCTGCGCTCTGCGAGTAATCGAAGAAGTAGCCCGCCCGCCCCTCCGCCGTCGACTCGATCGTAACGAAGCACTCTGCGGCGACAGCCTCAAAGGCGCCGGTGACGATCTCTCGGGCTTTGTGGGGAAACTTGGCACAGATCTTCCCGAACTCGGATACGTGCAGATACCGTAGAGTCCCGCCCCGAAAGGATGTGGACACGTAGAGCGATCCGCCCTTGCTAAACACAAGCTCACCAGCAGCATCGTTGCGAGCAGGGTTAGCAGCGCGTATCTCCTTGGGAAGGTGGTCGTACGCATACTTGATCTTCTCGCGGAAGAGCCGCTTAGCATCGTTCAGGGTGTGGGCGATCAGGGCGCACTTGGCGGCCTCGAACAACGCGGCATCCAGCTGGACGATGCAGACCAGCGTTGTGAACCCCAGCTGACGGGCCTTGAGGATGATGTTGCGGGTGTGCATACCCTGGAAGTAATCGACCTGCTCCTGCGTCATGCGGAAGCGGACCTTCTTGCCCTGCTTGTCCGTGATGAAGTACAGGTTGTTCAGCCGCCAGAACCGGTCCCGGAGCAGTTTCATGTGCTCGGGCTTCATGGTCACGCATCCTTCGAGAGTTCATCCATCATGGCGGCGAGCTCATCGACCGTCTTGTTGCCTTCCTCGCTGTCCAGGCCATATGCCTGCCGCTCGCCCTTGATGACCTTGAGCTGAGCATCGACGCCAGCATTGAGCGCCCGGGAGAAGTCGCCCAGGTTCTCTTCGTTGACGTCCATATCGGCCAAAGCAACCGAGAGCTTTTCGGCGATTGACCGCCAGTTGGCGAGGCCAGTGCGATGAGCGAGCACTACCGAAGCAGCCTGGCTGGATGCTTCGTTGATGATATCGGCGTCGGTAACCGGTGGTGACTGGTTACTGGTGCTGGTTACCGATGTGGTTACCTTCTGCTTTGTCGCTATCCTGACTTGCTCGGTCAGGTCGCGAGCCCACCCTTCCTTCTTCGCTCGCTTGAGGATGGTGGCGTGGTTGACGCCTTGAGATTCCCCAATAGCGCGAACCGAAAGCGACCCGGCCCGGTAGGCTCGTTCGATCGCCTCCCAGTCGGGGTGCTTGCTCATAGTTATCCTTCTGGCTGCGCAAGCAGCACATCAATCAGCTTTTGCTCTGCCAGCCTGAACAGCGCCAGGGCGTGGATAGCTGCGTTATCATGCCGGCCCGCTTTGCGCCTCGCGAGTGCGGATCGCCTGCATGAGCAGGCGCAAGCTCAAATCAACAAGGATGGGTTCCATGTTCAAAAAATTCATGTACGTCACTGTGATCGTTGCAACGACTAGCTCTCTGTCGGCATGCGCGGACGATGTGAAAGAGCCAAAGTGCTCGGATCTGAAGCGCAACGACACTGAAATGCTTAAGAAGCAGGAGGCTAAGTATCCTGACCTGATGCGTCAGCTACGGGATAAGTGCCCCAACCAAGGCACTGGGGGCTTCGTGCCCAGCACCGCAACGAAAGGACTCATCAGGTAACAGACCCATTCGGGCCTCATCAGCCTTGACAGCGCTTATGGGCCCTCATTCGCAGGCCATCCTGTGCTTCTCGGCATGTGCGTGCGGCTGCAGGATGGCAGCGAGCAGGCCCTGAGGCAGGCCGGCGGCCTTGGCCTCATCGATCGCCTTGATCAATGCGTCATCCAGGACGTTTGTTGCAGCTACCATCTCCGCAGGTAGCGCCAAGACGTGGCGCAGTCGCGTCACGTTGCTCATGCTTAATCTTGGAGTAACGCCACTAGCGACTTATTATTTAACCGCCAGAACCTCAAGTGGATTAGTACCACCCATCAAGCGCACGGAGGCGCTGAAGCGCATGCTTGTACTGGCACATGAGGGCGTAGCCAGACCGGGCGGTTCCTGCCACGCTCTCTTCGTAAATTCCGTCACAATCCGATTTTACGTACCCTTTCCATTGGGACTGGGAGGCCTTGAGTAGGATGGGAACCTGCTCATAAGACGAGTACCTGTCGGGGTGCTCAGTCATCTGCCGGGCCTTTGACATTTTTTCTTGGTACTTCGTCTCTACTTTCTCGTTTGCAGCGCGCACCATCTCGAATAGACACGAATCGCTGTCGTTTGTTGTACGAACCTCTGGGCTCCGTCGGCATTCTTGCCAGACAGCCTCTACCTTGGCAGCGAACTGACGAACTGCTTCGTCCAATTCTTCCTCGCGCCCTACATCAGCATGGGCCGTACCGACCACTAGCACTGATCCCATGCAGATCGCCTTAAACATACTTTTCACGTGCCTCACTCCTTGTGGTGGCTATTCAGGGACTGAATGGTGCAGCAAAAAGAGTATGCGCGCCACGAAACGGCGCACCTCGATTTTGTGGCGCGGCTATGGGGAAACCCGATTGAGGGCCTCATCAGCCTTGTCGGCCGCCTGGTTGGCGGTGGTCGCAGCCTTCGACGCCTTGGTCGCGGCGCTTTCGGCCTTCCGGGTGAGCTCGTCCAGACGCTTGTCGCGTTCTGCCATGGCGGCGTCGTAGGCTTCCCGGATCTGCTTCACCTGGTTGACCTGGGTGCTGGTCATGGCCCAATAAGCCGACTGCCAGCCCAGCACCGCACCACCGGCTATCAACACCAGGGCGATAACCCAGATCTCAGCCCGGCGCCACCAGCGGCGAGCGATAAATTCAAGTGCGCATCTGTCCATCACGCATCACCTCCAAGCTGAGCGCGTAGCCGGGCGATCTCGGCGCTCTGGCTCGTCACCTTGTCGGTGAGCTGGGACACCTGCCCGGTAAGCGCTTCGATCTTCCCCTCCATTCGACCAACTGCTGCAGCGAGCTCGTTACGCTCCTTGGCGAACTGATCAGCGCGGGCCTCAGCAAGCTTGCGGGCCTCGCGCTCGGAGTCGAGCAGTTCGTTCAGTCGGCGCACGGTGCCGATGTCGGCGTTATCCATGGCCCGGTCAGCCGCATCCTTGGAGAGGAACTTGCGTAGCCACAGGAAACCACCCAGCAATACAGTGCCCGTTCCACCCAGCCAGGTGGCTGTGCCTGGGCCGAGGTCGGTCGGGTCCATAATTCCTCTCAATAAAAACCAACACAAGTGTTTACACTGAACACATATGTTTATATAATTACTCCATCAACACACAACGGAGGGTTGATGAAGTACAGCGAGTTCAGGAGATGGTTGGAGGCCCAAGGGGTCGAGTTCTCGAAGTCAGCCAATGGCAGCCACTTCAAGATTCGCTACAAGGACCGCCAGACGATCTTCCCGAGCCACGGATCCAAGGAAATTGGTGAAGGACTCAGGAAGGCAATAATCAAGCAACTGGGCCTCAAATGAGGCCCCACCACCCTGAACAGACGTCAAGTCAGCCCCATGAGAGGAAACATGTACGACTACAAAATCGTGGCTCACGAGGAAAACGATCACTTCTGGTCGTCTTGCCCAGACATTCCCGAGGCACACAGCGTTGGCGATAACCTGGAAGAGCTTCTGGCAAATGCGGTCGACGGGCTCACCCTGGCGCTATCAATCTACGTGGACCAGAAGCGGGCGATTCCACCTGCCACCGAAGCCGGCGATCACATCGTCCGGCTTTCTGGCGTCACGATCGCAAAAATAGCCCTCTGGAATGAACTGGTCCGTTCCGGGAAGACCCGAGCTGACCTCGCTTCGATGCTCGGCGTATCACCCACCGCAGCCGGTCGCCTGGTCGACTTCGAGCACACCTCGAAACTCGAAAGCCTGGAAGAAGCTCTGGCTAAGTTCGGGGTGCGGCTCCAGGTGACACCCACCGCGATGCGGGCTGCTTGATCACGCACCCAAGGGGTCGGCACTCTCCCCGGCCCTCTTGAGGGCCTCTTCGGGCAATAAAAAACCCGGCTTTTTGGGCCGGGTTAAGGATGTTTTCGCCAAAGGCGAAATTATGACGATGGCGAAATAGTGCCAAAACACTCCTCAAACTGTCAAGCGGCTATTTCCTGCGCCTCGTCATTGCGTTCACGGAGCCTTTCCACCACCCGGGCAACCGGCTTGAGCGCCTGCTTGTCGAGCTTGTCGACCTGAGCGCAGAGAGCATCCCACACACCCTGCCAGTCCCTGGCCCAGTTCTGCGGGTTCATCTTCTCGCCAGTCCTGTCCTCGACGAACATGCACACCGCCCCGGGGCCCATCGCCTCACCGCCGTGGACGAGGATCTTGTGCGATTGAAGCGCAGCCATGGCCATCCAGTAGGCGCGCTGCTTCTTGCGGTCTGTGAGCGCTTCCAGGCCGCTCCCGAGCCATACCAGGCCATGGGAGATGCTCAGGTCGTTACCGCTGGCCATGGGCGAGTACAGGAAGTGCCCAAGGTGGCGCAGCGACTTCGGCAAGGAGTCGATCGCCTGGATCACCAGGCCGGCGGTCAGCATGTGGGCGCAGCGGTCGTTGGTGAGGCGTCGGCCCGGGCGGGTT